CCGCAAACACAGTGTTTATGCGACTTTTAAAACAGTCCGTACGGGAATCGAACCCTAGAGTAATTGCCTTGAAATGACTTAAAATAGCCATTCTTTCAATTTTTCTTTGAGTACCTTTGAGTACTAGGGACTCATAATGCTTCGATTAAGTCAAGTTCCTGTCTCTTTTCCTCAATTCCGGTACGATCAAAATAATAATGATCTTTTGTGCAACTAATGTCTGTATGCCCCATAGTATCAAGAATTGTGGACTCTTTCACTTTTCCGTCAAGAAGAATACTGCCGTATGTCTTTCGGATTTTGTGCGGAGATTTCACTTTCATTCGCAGTTCGTGTTCGCAGATATACCGCAAACGTTCACGAAAGTTGTAGGATTTCAACCGTTCTCCATCTCTCTCAAATAGATATTCCCCGAAGGGATTTCTCTTTCGTACTTCATCAAGAATCCATTTGTACTTATCCGGCAAGATAGCAAATCGCAATCCGGCTTCTGATTTCGGAAAATCTTTGACCTCATAATGGAAACCATCATCATCACGGTAACGTGTTTCTGTAGAATTGATTGCAACCGTGTAGTTTTCAACATCTTTCCGCTTTAATGCCGACAATTCCCCGACACGGACTCCTGTCTTAAACATAAATAGCAATCCAAGGTTTACGATATCTAAGTGATTTCTAAGGTACATCTCCATGCGTTCCTTTTCATCCGGCATATATACTTGGTCTTTTGCCTTTCGGACTACGTGCTTAAACGCTTTTGGCGATATATCCATGTCTTTCAGCGTGTATGTAATGGAAAACTTGACATACTTCTTCCGCTTGGCATATTTAAAGATTCCATAAATCAGCGTCCGGAAGTTTGAGAATGCCTTGGAAGTCATGTTGAAGTCATGGATGCTGTTTCGTATGAACGTTTCAAGATCACATTCGTCTACACTTTTGATTCTCTTATCCTTGATACCGTCAAAGTATCTTTGAAAATCCATTAAGTATCTGTCGTAGGTTGCCCTGCTGATTTCTTCAAGTTCCAGCTTTTGTGAAATCCAACGGTTGAAGATTTCCTCTATCGTAGGGTCATCCTCTCTCTCTTTCCAATAATCAATGATTTTCTGCTCGACTGCTTCTCTGCGCTTTGCCTTAATTTTACGTCTGCCTTTAACTTCGTCCGGCAGATATGAGTACCAGTTCTCATCCTTTCCTTGATAGATTTTATAAGGGTTTTTGTTGAGTAATTTTTCTCTCTTTTGCATAGTGACTTGTTTCTGCACAAGTGCTATGTCGAGAATACCACTATCAACGGCATATTTCAACAGTTCTTTTTCATCCAATCAAATACCCCCGTTCTTTCTATTTTATCTTTTATATCTCTCACTCTGTACTCTATCGTTCTTAGTGATAGATTTTCTTTTGTGGATATTTGCTTTTGTGAAAAACCACGGCAGAGAAGAGAGAAAATCCTCTCCTCTTCTTCCGTGAAATTGGCATTTTCTTTGATCTGTTCAAGCTCTGGCTTAATGAATTTTGTAAATTTCATAAGCCACTTCTCCTTATTTTATTGGTTGATATTTAAGTTTTTAAACATAGCGCACATAACATCTACAACAATACTGTTTCCAAATTGCTTATACAACTGCGTATTACTGTTGACTGCCGCCATTTTGTCAATATCTTCATCAGATACACCCATCAGCCGTCCACACTCTCTCGGTGTTAGCTTTCGTATTCTTCCGGCAACTTTTATAAGACAATCAGAACCATCTTTGCAATATCTGGCTGTTATTGTAGGTGATATGTCATCAACATCTTTAATAACTGCATGAAAACAATTTCCTTTCTCTTTCTGCTTTTTTGCGTGTTCCGCAAATCCTTTCAATGCATTATCACTTGCATAGAATTTGTTATCAACTACCTTTTCTTGATAATCACGTATTCTTTTTGTAAGTTGTATAGGCTGTGGAAAATTATAATTGCATTCATCCAGGAACGAAAACATAAAACATCTTTCACGCTTTTGTGCTACACCATAATTTTTAGCGTTTAAATCTTGATAGTAATTTGTGTAACCCAGACTTTCGAGAAAGTCTAGCCACTTTATAAAATCGGGCATATTATCCTGGCTATGTACTTGTGGAACGTTCTCCATGAACAAAATCTGTGGTAATTCTCCGTTACTATCTCTAATTTCTGTTAGTATTCTCTCAACTTCCCACAACAGACCGCTTCTCGTACCGCTTCCCTTAGACATTCCAGCTTGTTTCCCGGCAACTGATAAATCTGTGCAAGGAAACGAGTAAGTAAGTAGGTAAGTAAAGGTTTCTGTGCCGCAAATATTCAAATCTTCTGCATGAACCTTTGTTATGTCCATTGTGGGGAAATCCGTACCATGTACTGCGTTATAGCTTGCTATGGCATACTTATCAAACTCAACAACTCTGTAATGTTCAAACTTAGCACCTATTCTCTTTAGTGCCATTGCCTGACTTCCGTAGCCGGCGAAAAGTTCTATTAAACGAATAGGCTTTGTTATGCTAATTGGTTCTCTTGTGAAGTCAAATATGCTCATTTGATTATCACAAGAATAATTTTCAAAATTCATAAAATCTACCAAAAGGAAACCTCGGTTTTATGTGCGCACAACCTATTCCTTTCTTTGATTTTTAGTTAGTTATCTTCTTTTTTCTTAAAATCCTCACAAGGTACATCAAGCAAGCAACCTACATAGTTAATGGCAACAAGCCCACTATTTTTCCTATAACTGTAAGAATTTTTGCAAACATTACAAAATTCTTTGCCAACATTTGCCTTGCAACTTGTCTTTTTATCTTCAAGCTCTTCTTTTAGCATTGCATTTTCTACAGTAAGTTCAGAAATTTTATTGTCTTTGTTAGATACTTCTTGAAGTAACTGATTATATTTTTTCTTACTTAAAATCTTCATTCTACATCACCCTTTCTTTTTAGGCTAAATAATAGCCCTTACTTTTAGCTTCTGCATAATCATCTTCTGAAAGCAAAACTTCTTTCTGAATCTCTTTGTTACCATAGCAATCAACATCACATACAACCTTGAAAAATAACATTCCGTTCTTTTCGATTGGTTCTTCGTGAGTTATGTTTGTTACATAGTGTTCAAGCAAATTCATTCTGAATCACCCTTTCTTTTTCTTCTTAGGCTTAAACTTAAAAACATCATTTTTCTGACGGCTTACCATGCTACGATAGCCGTTCATTTTACCAGCTCTGCTCTTACTCATACCTCACACTCCTTCCGGTTTCTCGCACATCTCAAATTCAATCACCCATACCCAAGGATTCGCATCCCAACCGTAGCGGTCAATGTCGGATTTCTTTACGGTTGAATCCCATAGGGTTTCAAACTTCTCTAAGCTAAAATCATGTTTTCTATTTAAAGTTTCTCCATCTGTCACAGCACTTGTTTCAATATTTATGCCCTCTCTGTGACATCCATCCACCGTAATCTCCTGCAACCGCTCAACTCTCACATTCGTAACCTTAAGCCAGATACGTGCGGCTTCTTTCGGCATGTGGATGGATGGTTTCCACTTCGTAATATCGGCAATATCATCTCTTTGCCAATCTTCATAATAATAGTAACCATTCAGTGCTCTTTTCCACGTTTCTCGGACATACAGGATATCGCCCGGACAAATAGGACAAGTTCTTTCTGCTATGCTTAACTGCTCCGTATGCTCCTTATCAGCAAAGTTATGTACTGCATAAGTCCGCCTGTCAGCATTGTAAAATTCCATATCCGGCACGGTATACTCATTTGCATCTTTGCATATACGCCGAGTACAACTCTTTCTCCCGTCCAGAATCGCCCTCACCATTTCGGTACTAATTTGTTTGTTGAATAAAATCGGTTTAATTGGCATCTACACCACCTCATCTTCCCATCATGTCAGGGGATTTCTCCCATGAATTTCTAAACGCTTTTGTTCGAAGTTCTTTATTTTCTGCCCTTAACGCTTTATTTTCTGTCAAAATCTTCTGCAATTTGCAATCCTTTTTATGCTCACATCTTGTGTCCGCAGAATACTCGGTACACATTCTACATAATTCTATGCTTGTCACTCTACACCGCCACCTTTCACGATTGTAATTGCTTCGTCCATTGCTCTGTTCCATTCCAAATCTTCATCAGTTCGTACGACTCTGAAATTGTCGTTTAACTGTTCCACAACCTTGTCCGGGTCGTAGGCGGTCGGCTGTACATCTATCACGCTCGCCAATGTTGCCAAACTTACTCTCCTAAAATCATCATCAGATTTACTCGCACGCATGCAATATTCTTTTAGTGTATCTGCATCAATCAGTCCCATCGCTTTCCATCTCCTTTTTTCAAATAATCAAAAATCTCATGTCCAATCATCGCTACAACTGACAGAACGCAAAAAAGATTAACTCCAAATTTTGTTAGAATATCTAACCTAACGGCTATAAGTATTAGTAGAAAGAAATTTATGTACGATTGAAACATCATTCTTCATCACTCCAATCTAATAACTGCCCACACTTCCAACAATGCCCTCTTTTAATTGCATTGACTGCATAATCTGTTGTAGCATGACACGCTGGACACTCCACATTTGCATTATCATTATCGTCTACTTGTGATATGTGATAAGGATTCTTCGGAATTTGTTTTTCAAGTGCCTGTATTGCAAGTTTAGACGCTTCTCTTGATATGTTACTTCCAAATGGCATATCAATATTCTGCTGAAATTCTTTAATTGCTTCACTCTCCTTCATATTATTCCTCACTTTCCAACAATTCCGGGTTGTCGAATTTGTTGCCGATAACTTCATATTCGGTATCATATTCAAGCCTATGCTTATAATATTTTTCGTTAGGAATTGTACATATAATTTCAAAATCTCTAAATGTTATAACCGTATTCACCTTGCTATTATTTATTTTTACAATATCATTCTCCCAAATCAGCTTGCCGTTCTTGTCTTTTAAGCCGGTACATTGGCAGATAGTAGATGCATCTACAACACAACGACAGAAGAAACCCAAACTATCCTTTGCGTAGAAATAATAACTTTCGTTGCCTTTTTTCGTGCAAAATGGGTATGACAGATATCCTTCCACCCATTCGCCATTATCAATCCGCTTTCCGCGGAATAAATATCTATCTTCCATCATTTTTTCTTTCGTTCATCTTTTTCAGTTCTCGGCTGATATCTTTTAGGTCGTCATCAATATTAACCAGCCGACCCCATATAAATATGGTTGATAACGCAAGCAAAACTCCCATTTCTACACATCCTCTCTTTCTGCTAGCTTTGCCATTTCCCAATCGATTATATTGTCACTCCCGTATGCACTCCAAGATGCTGCTCCGTATCCCCATGCGTACACTATTCCGTTCTCGTATTTTGCAAAATGTCTTTTTCTCCACGCTTCTTCTTCGCTATCTCTTACCAAAATCGGCGTATCGACTGCAACCTTACTCCAATCAACAGGCGGCTCAACATATTCTGAATCTAACCATTCCAGCATTTTATGTTTACATGAATAATTAGAAATATAGAATCCGCACTCTGAACATCTCATCTCTGCGCATGGAACAGGCTCGCCATCTTTGAGTGCAAGTTTACTTACTGTAATATCAATGATTTTATCCGCATATTTTTCTTTATTCGTCATATTAAACCTCCAAATCACACACAAACTTAATCTCATCCGCCAAACTTTGTGCTATCATCGGGACCGTCAACTGAAACTGCTTGTAATTAGACAGTGTATCAATGTAGTCAATAAATTTGTCCGTGAAATACTGCAACTGTTTCGCTGTTATCTTAAACTCCTTTTTCAGAATCGTAAGTGTCAGTGCAAAATAGTTAAACAAAGATGCACTGGAAAGCCTGTATGCTTCACGCTCGATGCAGAAACCTTTCTTTGCATACAGGTTCATTAACTGTCTCTGTGGAATTTTTCCGACTTCCTCTTTGATGTCGATTCCGTATTTACTTTTCAGATAAACAGACAAGTCCTTTCCAGTATTTCCACCAGATGCTGCTTCATCTAAGTAAGATTTCAAAAAATCCTGCAACCGGATGATTCTTGTCTGTCCGAAACCGAATTTGTCATGCAGAATGATATACCCAATCACGACAAAATCTTTGTATGATTTTGATATAACCTTATCCGCATTTCTCTTTTCAAAATCATTTCGCCCGATAATCCGCATTTCCTGTTTTGTGTAAAATGTTGGCTTTTTATTCCGTCTCAACGCATTGCTCATTTCTTTGACTTCTCCTTTCTGTATGTGATTTCCAACCATGCAAAATGACTCAATACAAGCTGCCTTGCGCGCTCTTCAATCTCCATTCCTTTGTATTTGTTTATCAATGATTCTCCGGCTTTTACAACTTCATCCCACCAAGAATCAGTATTGTCCGGTGAATAGTATTTCTGAATGAATTGCCAATAATCCATAAATACTTGCCATTCTTCCGAACCCTTTTCGATCTTTGCACTTGCCATAGCCACTACCTCTAAAACGGACAATCACCATTGTATGGCTTGAATCCGTCCCCGCGTTCTTTCTTTTTGATTTCCGCAACGACATCATCAAGTGGTTTTTCGATTTCAACAAACTTCATGTGATCTCCGTCAAACTCCATTGCTTCACGCATCGTCATTCCCTGTCTGTTCTTCTCGATTTTTACACCCTTGGCTCCCTTGTCGTTGCTTGACAGATTCCACAGCATAATTATGTTTGATGCATCCTGTTCAATCGCTCCGGATTCCCTCAATTCTGCCATGGTAGGCTCTTTTGTGTCTCTGTTTTCGGAAGCCCTTGTTATCTGCGAAAGCGCTATCACATGTGTATTTAAGTCTCTTGCAACCGATTTTAAACCTCTTGAAATTGATGCTACTTCTTCATTTCTTCCAGAATATCTGTTATCCGGCATAAGCAACTGCAGATAGTCAACAACGATAACATCAAAGTTTTGGTGTCTGCATTCTGACTTTATCTCTCTCGGGGATACAGTCCCGGATGCAATCCATAATTGATAATCACCCATTTCCTCATTTGCTTGGTTAAATTTTTCCTGTTCATCACCAAGAAACGCTTTTGCCCTTCTGATTCTCGTTAAGCCGATTCCCGTAAGCCTTGAAATAAATCTCTCATACACCTGTTTGTCAATCATCTCCAAATTGAAATATGCGACTTTAAGTCCTTTTTTTGCCATATTCCCAATGATTTGCGTTGTGAGTGCGGATTTTCCAACTGCCGGTCTTGCGGCAATTACTGTTACATCACCGCGTTCAAGGTCTCCAAGCGCATCATCAAGTTGCGATAACCCGATTTTTATACCGCCCTCTCCAACACTTTCGTTAAAATATTTGTCTTTATTCTCAACTGAAATCTGCTTAATTGGTTTTAGCTTTACTTCTTTCCCCTCTTGCAAATGTTCAAGTCTCGTAAGAAGATCGCTGATTGTATCATCAATGTCGCATGGTTTTAAACTGGATTTCTGATACATGTCACGAACCATTCTTGCCTTGTATTCTTTCGCAACCGCATCGGCATAACTTTCAACCATGGTCGAAGTGATTGTTTCGGTAATACAAGATTTCATCAATTCGCTAATCTGTTCCTGGGTGTATTTGTGGTTCTCAAGTGCCATTGATAAAGACATTGGATCAATGCTTTCATTCCGGTCATACATGGCAAGCATTTCCTTGTATGTGTCCTGTGCGAAATCCGAACTAAACATTTCCGGTTTCAGCGTCCGCCAGATGCTATTTAACACATCATTGTCAATCAATACACACCCGATCACTCCAAACTCTGCTTCTGTCAACTGCAATCACCTCGTTTCTCTGCAATCTGCAACCAATAGTCGCAATCATTTTTCAGCCAATCAACATATTTTGGAATGTACCGAAAATCCGTATCGTCTGGATTCTTTTCTTGATAGTCACTCAAATATGCTTCTGTGGCTTTGTATAACAGCCGTGCAATGTCTGGTTGGTTCTCTTCGATAACTTCTAGCACTTTATCCATCCAAGCCGTTTTAGAGGTACTGTACGCTGTTTTCTTGGGGTATATGCTAAAAGTCTTTTTCCATGCATCGTCAAAATCAAACAAATCTCCGGAATCGGTCGACAGCGAATTTTCTTTTATATTTTCTTTCTCTTTATCTTCTTCTTTTTCTTCTTCTTTATCTGAAACAGCGACATCAGACGATTTATCGGGCGATTTTTGCTCAATCAGGTTCTTCTGCTTCTTTCTCCGGTTCTGCTGATATAGCCTGTCACGTTCCTTTTTCTTCTCATAAGCGTCAAGTGTTTGGTGCTTATTCCAATTCGGAATCGTTATCACGTTGTCAACGACCTCAATCATTCCAAACTCTTCAAAGGTCTTAAGCGCAAGCCTTACCGTGTTCAAATCTCTGCGGAAAATGGTGGCAAGCATTTCATCAGTGAATGGCAACTTGTTGCTCATCATAAACACACCGTTGTTATTCTGTTTCCCAGCAAGAATAAGAAGTTTGAACCAAATCGTAATGATGCTATCCGCACTCGGTATACTCTCAATCAGCAGAATCTTTTCATCATCAAAGACATCTGTTGTGATTTTAATCCACTTGACTTCTGCCATTTAATCAATCACTCTCCTCATATGTATTTTCAGAAATCAAAGCCATAAATTTCTCATACTGTTTTTCAGAAACTTTGTTGCCCTGTTTCTCCGGCTTCAAACGGATTTCAAGGTGCTTTTCAGCTATATGCGATAATTCCTTGGCAAGGCTCTTTTTGCCCTGCTTAATGCCGTCATAATAGCCTTTTGCTGGTTTAAATTCGTTTATCTTTTCTTTTCCTGCGCCTTGACCGCCAGCCGTTTTGTTGTAACGGCATTGATAACCTTTCTTTGTATATTCCAAAATCCAATATTGTTCCATTTCATCAAGTTTCTCTCTCGGATAATGGATAAAATCCAATTTCCATCCATACGGATTTTCTTCACTATAAAATCCTCTTTTTTTAATCGAAAGATCTATGTGCTGATAACCGGATAAATGTGAAACATTTCTCTCTAAGCAGTCAACGCTCTGCCCAATGTAAAAGTAAGATATACCGTTTTCATCAGTCCTCGTGTAGAAATAAATTCCGCTCTGATTTTTCATTCTAGGGCAAACACTTAATATCCGTTTCTCGTTGTTCTTTTTTATTGCATATAGCTGCTTGTAATTTACATTCGGCATTTTCTTCTACCTCTCAATGGCGTTGTTAATATCTCTTCAATAGTCCAACCCATATCCTTTCTATGTAATAAGCAATGTGCATTTATACCTACTATTTCAGCCCACTCAACAACCCTATGGGTTTGTCCGTTGTGCTCCCAAACAGGCGAACCTGATAAATCTTTACATTTTTTACTGCAATAAACTGCGTCATTGTAATGACCTCCTCTTTTGGCGTTAAATGATTTATTGCAAATAGGACATATTTTCATATAGTCTTTTGTGTTTGGATGCTCTCTGTAATAAAGAATCCTTCCGCAGTGATTACTACATGTTTTTTGCCCATTTCTCTGCTTTTTCACAAATTGTTTTCCGCAAACAGGACATTTTAAAAATTTTTCCTCTAAAGGAATGCTATTTCTTTTGTTTTTAGCTTGTTCTGCATTTGTTACAAACCTGCAATTGCTAGGCTCGTAATTCCCATTAACATCAATTCTGTCAATGGTTAAAATGTTCAATCCCTTATCCGTCTTTTCCTCTTTATACCCGTTTGCGATTGCCCAATCGTGGAAACTTAGAAAATCATTCTTCCATTCATCACACATTGCAATCCCTCTTCCACCGTAATTTTTATAGTCGCGAGAAGTTTTGCAATAGCAACGATATTTAATACTTTTCCACAGAGGATATAATCTACCGCATTTATTTGATAATCCGTGTTTATATCCCATCCAATCACTTCCTCTCTAACCGTTCCATGCTCATTTGAGCCACAAACTTTCCGTAACTCATTCCGGAAGCGCGTGCCATATGATTCACAGCCTTGATTGCATCATCCTTTTTCTTTGGCTTTCTCAATCGTTCTTTAATGTCAATGCCGATGCAGTCTTGGCAATGAAGTTTTCGTTCATCTATTGTCATAAACAGCCTGCCGCATTTCGGGCATATTCTTGTATACACAATTCTTCCAGCCTTTTTAAAATTTCTAAACTGCGCAGATCTTCTTGCGCATTCTGGTCTACAGTATTTCTGATTTTGTTGTTTCGGCTCAAATTCAGCCATACAGTATTCACATAATTTCAATTTTTACCTCCAATCTTTTGTAAGGGCGGCACGGTAAACGCACCGCCAAGACATGGCTTTCAATAAGGTTTGTGATAACTATTCGCCAAACAAGATAGTTTCTTTTAGGCTTTCGCCAAGGTGTTTCAACCAATCAGAACGGACAAAGGTTCATATCAACCTCTAGCCCTTTTTCTGCAACATAAACATTTGCTCCATATTCAATTGTTTCTTTCGTTCGTTGTAGGAATAACGCGGGATTTCCGCTTGTATCCGATAAGTGTATTAAAACGACATTTCGTAAAGCTGGGTTGTCGTTCGTCTGAATAAATTTAAGTGCCGTATCAAGGCTCATATGACCTCGCAAACGGTGTTCGTAGTTCGGCTCATTCCGGTCTACCAAGTCCATACTGTAGTTGGATTCGACCATGATATGCTCAACCTTCATGTGGGAAAAGTCATATCTGCAATATTCCAAGTCGGTCAAGAATAACAGTTTACCCATTTCCTCATGCTCAATTAAATAGCCGTAGCACTCTATTTCTGTATCATGCGGTACATTGAAGGGGGTAACCGTAAAACTGCCGATTTTCCGTACTCTGCGTGGCGGAATGGCTATTGTACGCTCTCCGGTAATGGTTTCAAGTGCTGTCTGCGTTTCAAATGCCGTATAAACCGGTATGCCGGATTTCATGAAATCTTTTATGTATCGTGCATGGTCTCCTAACCATGCTCATGTGAGACGATACATCCTGCAACATCAGAAATACGCCAATCAATCATTTTCTTAAAATCAAGAAATTTGCATCCGGCTTCGATTGCAAGAATCTCGCCACTATTGCTGATTAAAGCGTAACTGTTGCCTGCCGATGATGAACCGCAACATCGCATAAGCATTTAAACCACCTCACTTTCCTTTAGTTTCCAAATATACCCACCGGCTTGTTTTCTTATCTTCCCCGGTTTGTATTCTTCTCCGTTTGCCACCTGCAAGATATTTCTTTGACAAATTCCCGTAAGTTCGCTTGCAATTTGTCCATTTGCATATTCAGCGATAAAATGTCCATCTGAATCATACTGTAAAATATGTTTAGGTCTTTCAAACTTATTGTAATTCATCATTCCTGTACTGATTTGTGGATGTTGTCTATGTGTTTCTATTCGGTGTTTCTTTGGATGTATAATTTCAAGGTTGGTAACAACATTATTCTGCTTGTTGTCGTCAATGTGATGAACATGGTAACCTTTAGGAATTTCTCCGATAAAAGACTCTGCCACCAACACATGAATTCTAGTACAACGTCGCTTTTTCTGAATTGAATCATAAAGGACAACACTCAGGTATCCTCCCTTTTCGTTCCTTTCAGAAAGAATATAACCGTCAGAATATTTTTTGAAACTCTTCAATCTTCCAAGGTTTGATACTTGATATACACCCTCAAAGCCCTTTACCCATCTCCATTCCTCAACCAATATACCACCTCACTTTCCGAAAAATTCTTCTCTTACATCAACAATGTCTCGTGTCTGCCCTAGCAACTTCCGGTTGTGCTTTGCTCTCTGCTCATTGTCACAAATAAACTGCTTGCATATTTCCGGTCGAACCGGATAAATGCGGCACTTTTCGCAACTTTTTCCTGTATCAAGAAACGGACAAGTCATGTCATAGGCTACCGTTGCCGGCGCGATATGCCGGCACTCTTTGATATGCTTCTTGCGTATATACCGGCGAATAACATCAATTTCCTTTTGGCTCATAGGAAGCAAGTTACTGCAACAATTACCGCATTGGCTACACTTTCCATCTTTACAAAAGTTGTAGATATTATCAGCCATATCGCGTTGAACTGCATCTAAAAACGATAAAACCTCCATACCCTACTCCAATTCTTCCTCTGCCGGAAACTGAAAATATCCATTCAGATTGTTAAATTCCACACGTTCGCAAGTATCCTTAACTGCCACAGTTCCAAAGCCGCCTTTCATAGCAGCCTTTAGCGTTTCATTGAAATCATCTGGAATATCCGCATTTGTGATAAACTTGCCAGCATACGCAATTCTAAGCATTTCCATGGCTTTCTTTGCTTTTTCTTCAGTGGAATATTCAGCAATTTGCATGTCTTCATTAAGCGACTCAACACCTATTAAGTTTTTGTTCAGGAAATAAATTCTTGACCTGAATCTCTGAATAATCACCTCTTCATATGGCATATCAAGGGTTCCGTCCTGCGATATAACTCTCATAAAAACCTCCCTAATCTTTCATAAAGTCCGGTACGTTCTCGTCATTCTCAACGACTTCTCCGGCTACTTTCTCCGGCTCAACTGCTGCACTTTCGGTTGAACAAGGTTCCGCCGTAACAAATGGCTCACTGTTGGCGTTCTCCGTAATATCACGCTTGACTTGCTCTTGCAAATCTTCCATCGGATATTCCTTGAAATCGCCATCCTCGATTTCTTCCTTGGTATAAAGTCCCATTGTCAGCTCCGGGCAATTAAGGCTAGAGAAAAATGATGCTGCTCTATAACGAAGCATTAACTGCGGCATTGTTTTCCACTTGCTGCCGTTCTTCTTCGTCCAACCTTCATCATCTGCCATCTGCATATTAACTTCCATGCCCTCAATTCTTCGACCATTTTTCATAGTCCACGCAGTGCAAGAATAAGGTTTTCCGTTCTTGTCCTTGGTTTCGTCGTACTGCAACTCCATGTCGAATTTGTTGCTGGCGTTGATAGACGCGATCAAAAACTTACTGCTCCAGCTTGGCTTGCCCTGTATCAGAAAAAGGTTCTGCATAACCATAAGCGGGCTGATGCACATTCTCTGCGCCTGCTCAATGGCAATCAAACAGTTAGATGGATTTTTCTGATACGTCTGCGGAACTATTGTTGACTCGGCTAACGCCTTTGCCATCTGCATAGCCATAATGAAATTATCAGATGTTCCAAAAATCCCAAGGCTGTAATCGGTAACCTTGTTATTGTGTGTTGCAACCTCTGTCTTTTCTTCTGCCTTTACTAATTCTGTGTTCTCTGCCATAATTATTCCTCACTTTCTTAATATCTTAAAATCTTAACATCGTTATCTTCATAAAAATTATTGAACCGCTCATTTAAAAGTTCTAATTGTTTCTTGAGAATTTCCTTTGCTTCATCCACGCATCGGAAAAGATTTTCGCTTTTGAGCTGTAGATTATCAATTCCCAATTCGTTGCAATTAAGATACCACGTATCTCCGCAACCGCAAATTTTATGTATGCAAATGTCGATTCCGTGGCCTTGAGTTCTGAAAACCGTTCCACTTTCCACCGGTTCCCCAAACTTTGCATTACTAATCAGCTTCATGCACATTCCTCGCTTTCTTCACACTTCTTCACAACCGCCACCTTATCAGCGCCGTAGGTATCCACCCACTTCATATCCACTGATTCATCCGTAACGGTCAGCTTTGCACCCTTGGCATTTACAACCGTGTCGCCAGCTTTCACGGAATCCTTGGTGCGATACACGTAGCTTCTTGTGCTGTTTGGAAATTTCGCTTTGATATACTGCATTTATCATTCCTCCTCAATTTTCAAACCAAATGGAACATTTCCATTAACAATAGATTTCCAATGTGCAATAACATTTGGATTAGCACTTGGATTGCATGGTTCCGTTGGAGCAAACATAAATCCGCTCTCCTGTTTCTTGGTTTCTTCATCCCATTCTTTCTCGGTTCCAAAGCAAAGATGCTCATAGAATTTTGGATTGTCCTCATATGTTGGATATTCCGGATGCTGTTTCTGCCATTCCACAACGTCTACTTTAAACTTCTCCATATCAATAGCCCATTTATCATGAGCAACCTTCCATTTTTCCACTTTATCGTTATTCTGGTTAATTTTGTTTTGAGCTTCTTTCTTGACAGATTCCCAAATTTTACTACTTATAGATACAAAAGAAGCTTTATACTGCGGATAAAGAAGATTGTCATAATCAAGAATTTTCAACCCTGTCTTATTGTTCTGAAAATTCCATTCTCTAATAACCTGCCACATAATACATCCGGCTTGAAATCCGGTAATTCCACCTGTCGGAGAATTGTCAACCGCGTACATGGCTGCTATTCCTGCTGCCGCAACTGCGTGGCAAATAGTTCCATAATCATGCGAATAGTCTTCTGTTAAATGCCTTACAAATTCCGGAAGCGTTTCCACAGCCTGTTTTTTCGCTTCTTTGTACCATTCATTCTGGATTTTCATTTCCTCTGTAATCTGTTGTTTCATCTTCTAAACCCTCTCTTTCCTTTATTCCTCGCGTCTTTTTCGCAATACGGAAGAGAACAATTTCCGGATTCTGCAAAACCAAAGAATCCTTTCTTAGTTGCGCTCTTCCAACGCTTGCACGACATGCACCTTGCATCCGGCTGTGTGATGTTGTTGCTTGTCCCTACTCTTGACATTCTACACACACTCGACTTTCAACTGTTTGTCCTCGGAAACGCTCAAAAGAATTAACTGTGCATCCATATCCGGCACATTGAACTCATTCAGCGATTCTGCGTTATCAACAAAAATAGGCACGCTCACACCGTATAACTCGCTCAATGAACGAATAATGTCAAGTCCGGCTAAAATCTTGTGACCATTATTCAAATCTGAATATCCGACTCCATTCACGGTACACTCACAACAATCTTTCATGCCGCCATTTAACTGCATTTCAAATAGCTTGAAGTTTACTGTCTTAAAATGACTATTAATGGATTCAGAAACCTTATTCAGTTTGAAGCGAATGAACTCTTCCAAGAGGTAAAGCATCTGTTCCTGGTCGGCAACTTTCTGCCCGATTTCTTTCTGTTCGTCTCTAAGTGTTTCGATTCGGTCATCAATCATAACGTTGTTAGCCGCCTGTGCGATAATCTTATTTACTTCATCAAGCTGACTCTGCAGATCGGCTTTCTCGGCTTTCAAATCAGTAACAACCTTGTCTGCGCCCTCTGATTCAAGCTTTTCAATATCAGCAAGAATCTTGTCATGCTCTGTTTTCAGCTTCACATACTCTTCATTCTGCGAATAATCAGCTTCTGCCGGGATCTCGGATAACTGCTTTGCATAATCATTCTGCTTTGCAAGTGCCTTGGATTCCTGCTCTTTGAGTGCCACAATATCTTCATGCAACTTAGTATTTTCCTTTGTTAATCGCTCAATTTCAGCCTTGCAAGTGTTACCTTTGGCAATCAAATCCTTAAGTTTTCCACCCTTTGCATCATCAAATGCCTTGCGTGCATCCTCTAACTGCTTGGTGGCACGTGCCTTGGCATCTGCCTTTTTCTGCTCAAAATCAGCCTTAAGAGACTCAATCTTATCCTGCGGTAACTTCTGACCACATAAAGAGCAAACCATTGTAGATTCATCAAATTTCCACTTGGATTCGTCAAAGAGATATGGCATTTCATCAAATGCCTTGGAAAATTCTGCATTGTATTCAACACCAAGATTTTTCCGCTCTGCATCTGTATCGGAAATTGTCTTCTCATTTGCCTTGATCTGATTTTCCGCAGACTGAATCTGATTATGTAAGTCATTGAACTCTCGTGTTGCATCATCCTTGGCACTGTCAAGACCTCTACGTTTTGCGGAAAGTTCGTCATTCATGACCTGCGTAATGCCGGACATATCAAATTGCAACTGCATTTCTTTTCCACGGAGTCTGCCAATCTCGGTTCCTGCATTTTCCATACGATCGTCAACCGCTTCAATCTTCCGCTCCAGGTCAGCCTTTAACAACTCCTGCTCTGCCACATCCACATCAACCTTGGATTTCTCGGCTTCATCAATACGCACCGGGATTTCAGCCTGTTTCTTCTTCCACTCGCTCAAAGCCTTGGAAAACTTGGCGCGAATATCATCCGTAGACGGTGCTTTCTCCAATTCGTCAAGCAAAGGTGCGTATTTGGCATCTGTCTGCGCAAGTTCCACATCTGAAACCTCTGCAACAAGTTTCATCAGAATGTCTCTCTGTTCTTTCCATTTCAGAGAAGAAAAATACTGCGGATTGGTCAGCATCTTAAACATTTCCTCACTCTGCGCCAGACCGGAAATATAAGCCTTAAATTCAGCTTCACTCTTTGGATAACCGTCAATCTCAAATGAATTGACATTGCCCTGCAAAGTAACGGTGTCGGTTCCACGCTTCTTAACCCAATTCTGTTTCTGAACCTTGGAAAGTTCTACTTCTTTGCCATCAACGTCAATAACTCCCACAACCTTGATTTCCACGTTATCAATGCGGTGTCCGTCCTTATCCAATGGTCTGACGTTGAATTTTTCATCGCCTGCACTGTTCTTATTAAAAAGCAACCATGTGAACGCATCAAAAATTGTAGTCTTACCTACCGCATTCTGCCCTTTAATACTTGTCTTATTTGAAAAATTTACATCAAGGCTCTTAATGCCTTTAAAATTCTCCATACGTAACGATTTTAAAATCATTCGCATTATTACACCCCCACGATTCCTTTTATTGATAACTCATATGTAACTTTTTCCACAACGCGACCATCTTTACACGTTTTCTTATATCTCCGGCTCTGCAATCTTCCGTATGTGCTTACCCTATCGCCTAAAGCAAGTGAGTCCGTATACTCCGCACACTTTCCCCATACGATGCAAGTAATCAAATCCTCTTTTCCATTTTCTCTTATGTTTTTGAGTTTCACATCACAGATTTTACGACCAAGCGGTGTTTCCCTAAGTTGCTTTTCCTCGATAATCCCATCAAGGCTTACTTCATTCAAAGGACTATCATCCTCTGGCTTTGTGATTGCATCAGCCATAACATACATAAGAATGGCTTCTCCAGACCCTGTTTTTACGTGTCGGGTAATTATCTTCCCACTGACGCATACCGTTCCGCTAATTCCCGTATCGCTGATTTTTTCATCGAAAAGTACCGGAAGTATATCTGCAACACCGCTTCTTCTTTCAACTCCGATGAAAAATTTATAAAAAATCTTACCGCTTGATTTATGACTTTCCCTTGGTGCTGATACAACATCGCCTATCAGTGTTATTCTGTTCTCCATTGCTTCTCCTCTCCATTTCTCTGTCAAGAACCTTTTCAAAATTTTCTTTATCATTCTGTTTCTTTCGTTTCCCTGCCAAAAGTTCAGCAAGCATACGCTTTTCTTTCGTGGAACATCTCGTGCCACTTATATACACAACGTCTACCATGCATCCTCTCTCATTCTGCGTTTTCTCTTAATTCGCTTGTCAAGTTCGGCTCTCTTTCGGTCTACTTCCGACCAATAATACATGATTGCCGCAATTACTGCCCCGGCTACAAATTTAATAGCCGCAATGTTCCCGACCGCGCCCTCACTATCCATATAGCACGCGGCAACCAAGGAATACTCCATTGCAACCGCACCTATGATGAATTGGATTACTTTTTTCATTCATGCCCCTTTCTGCCACTTTATAATTTAGTACCAGTCAGAAACAAACGTTCCGAGTAACGGACATACAACAACATCTATAAAGCGCACAGAACCATCTTCCATGGAATATGTAAAAGCCATTGCATGTGTGTAAGTCGAATCTCCTGTCTGTATCTGTGCATCTCTTACAGAAACTCCATATGTTGTTTCCTCGTCAACGAAAATGCTTGAAAAACTTTCTGCGGAGTCAACCTTTGCCAAATAGTTGTCACCGCTACGAATTACCCTTGAATTAACTTTCTGAAATTCAAAATTGCTCATTTTAATTCTCCTTTCCATTATGTGTTTCGTTTTCCTCGCCCTGCTCACTATGTTTCGAAGCAGAACTCTCAACCATTCCAAGAACATATCCTTTCTGAAAATCTGTCATATTCGGAATGGCATCACGAAGTTTTTCGACAACGCGCTTTTCCTTTTCACTCATTGAATTCACTTCCTTTCCATGATATAATTCCTTAAAAACTTAAGGAGATTTCCATATGCGCTACATACCTACTCGTCCACAATTGGATGATTTTTTCAACAAATCCGTCACAAACATCGAAATGCCTAGATACAAAGATGGCAAATCCCCGATTGAAATGTTGGAAGCTCAAACCACTTTTATTGAGCAAACAAGCAAAGAACTTCACGATATTGCCGACTCTGCAAAGTTGCAAGCTGATTCAGCTAAAGAGATTGCTGAAAGTTCCAAAACGCAAGCTGATGTTGCATTAAAAACATCAAGCAAAGCGGATATTAAAGGTTGGATTTCTGTGGTTCTTTCTATCATATGTGCTTTAATGGAATTTGCTGTACATCATTCAGAAATAATTGATTTTGTCAAAGCTTTGGCAAAATAAAATGGCAAAAAATCTGAAACAGCAAAGTAAATGCTGAAATTACTAATGCAACATCTGAAACAGATGGTTTTTTCACTTTTGTTCCTCCTTTCTTGTACTTTGTACATTTTTATAATAGTACGCCGTACAATCTTTGTCAATAGTTATTTTTGTACATTGTACAATTTTTGTCGTTGACATTTGCGATTGTGACTTGTATAATCAAGTTGAAAGGAGGTGTTAATATGAAGGAGCGCCTAAAGGAGATAAGAAAAAGCAATCCTAATGGGAAAACTCAGGAAACATTTGCAAATTACTTGGAAATATCAAAAGAAAACATTTCTAGCTATGAATCCGGAAGAAGAAATCCATCAGATGCATTTATTAAACTTGTATGTGAGAAATGCAACGTTAATGAAGATTGGCTTCGCACCGGAAACGGAGAAATGTTTATGCCGGAAACAAAAGATGAGCAAATTTCAAAAATGCTTGCAGATGTTATGAAATCAGAAGACGGAAATTTTAAAAAGAAATTGATTTCTGCACTAGCGCGGCTAGATAAAGATGGCTGGGATAAACTAGAAGATTTTGTTGATATGATTTCAAAGAAGAAATAAAAATAAGCCAAGGGCAATGCGCAAACCCTTGGCTTTCTTCTTATTTTAACAGTTCTTTTACAAATACGTATATGGCTCGAAGCCATCTAGTATTGTCGCATTTTTCAATCAATTCAATGATTTTGCTTTTGTAATACTCGTTTTCGTTGTTATCCATTGCTCCCACCCTTTCGATTCAAATGCTAACTACCCTCGACAATTATTATAGAACATACGTTCTGTATAGTCAACGATAATTTGAGGGCAAGACAATGCCAAGCCTTGCCCCCACCAGAACTTGAAGTGTCCTTTCGGACAAGTCCATAGTATCACTGCAAGATGCATGATTTCAACATTTTTCGGTCGCAAGTTTCGACAGAAAACATCATTGCAGAGAAGCGGTAAGCTGTTTCTCAATCTCTTCTTGCACTTTTGCGCGCCAACGCATCGGCACTTCATCAATCGTCATCTTCTTGTCTACCAGAATACGTCTCACGTAGAATTTAACCATATCCTACACCTCACTTTCTGCGGTAATGCTTGCCAATTCTTCGATTGCTTCTGCGTTTGCTTCGTGTCCTGCTTTAAGCTCATCAATTGCCTTTTCCATTTCCGTTTTTGTTCGCAACCTGATAGTAACGGTATATGTACCGTCTTCTGTGCCATCTTCGCCCATGTTAGGCATATATGAGAATCCTTCATACTTAAGATCATCATACTCACCGGAAGTCTGATCGTTGTGCGTAAATGTAACCTTTGAGATGTTCTCTTCCGAAAAGGCATCTGTGATTGACTTGATTCCATCAAAGTCTTTCGACTGAATCTGAATATTGCCGAGACTCGCTCCTTCGGCGATCTCGAACTCTGTTTTGTTTTTCAAAATAATTTTGTCCATGTTTTTAATTCCTTTCTATAATAAAAATGGTTTATAAGTTACGTTCGAATATTTGTTCGATATATTTTCTTAAACGGCAGTTTAAAAATGATAGATTGTGGCCGTGGTGTTTTTAGTAAATCAGATTCGGCTATAGATGCTGGCACTATGGTAAGTGCCGAAGTAACATTTAACAAAATGTTTGAAAAAAAGCCAATCGTTGTAGTCTCATGGGGAGACTATGATTCTTCTTCCTATTTCGATACTGGTGTGATTGTTGATACAAGGCATTTAACCAACGTTGGTTTTAATGCAGTTGCAAGAACCAAACATGCTGATGTATGGAAATATAATTGGTATTTTTATTGGATAGCTATTGCTAACTAATACTATACAATGGTTACCCATTCACTCCATTCGGTAGATTTATTTTTGACTCTGCTATATATTTTATTGTCCCAGTATGTTATTCGCAGTTGCCGTTGGTACCTGCTATCGTTTTTATATCCTAGCAACATCCCAGCACCGCCAGGTATAATCGCAAGATAGCAAATATCATTAAAATGGATGCTACTTAGTTCAGCATCGAGCGCTTCAAGACTATTACCAGTAAATACTTTAAAGTTACTTAAACTGCCGTTTAAATCACTTAACTGTTTCGCAAGCGTACCATCCAGATTCGGATTTGCCTGCCGTGCATCAAGTGCGAAGCCTTCCACTGTGGTGATCTGGTTGTTTACGATACTTTCCGGTTGCAGTGCGCTTCCGATTTTATCCTTTAATGTATCCGCCAACTTTATGACGTTTTTCGCTTCATCTAATGTAATTGTGGTTCCATCCAAGTTAATACTAAGCGTTCCACTCTCATCTACGCTCATGCTTTTTCCGTCCGGCTTTACAACTCCGGCATCCTCTGTTGTTGCAATCGCACTAGCACCGCCCACGATAGACTTAGACCAGTATTCCGTATTGCTCGTTGCCGTTCCTGCCGGAACTTCCTTTTTTGCAAAATAAAGCGTATTGTTATAAGTCACTGCATCCAATCTCTTATATGTAGCATCTGCACTCCAATCGCCTTTTGGCACAATTGCTACTCTTCCTGCTATAGCCATTTAAGCCACCTCCCAATTCAAATTTCCGTCATTGTCAACGAAAAAGTTATATGCCGCATTGTCCATGTAAATCAACTCCCCATCCTCATTCACATCAAATTCTGTCATTGTGAGTTTCTTGTTAATCTCGTTTTCGATTTCCTGCGCCCTGTCTGCGCTGTCCTTGGCATCTGTGGCAGATGTTGCCGCCTTGGTTTCGGACTTTTTTGCGCTTTTGGCAGATGCTACCGCCTTGGCAGATTCTACCTTAATATCCGCCAAGAAATTCGGTTGCAACTTATCCTCAGTTATTGAGCCGCCCTTAATCATCGGCTTGACTTTTCCATCAGAAGTGACCTCAAATGCAATCTCGTCACCCTCTAAGAACTCATACTGCGTGATCAGCGCGGATAAGTCCACGTTCTGCGCCGTGCCATCGTCAAGCGTGATTACCAACTGCTGACTTTCCGGATCATACTTGAAGTTGACTGCCAGCTTCTCCAACTTGGTATCAATGACCGCCTTGGAACCATTCATCTTAACGACCGTCAGCGTTCCGTTGGATTCATCCCAAAGGATTTCCTTTACAAGTTCGTTAGCTTTGGTCAAGTCAACTTTCGTGGTGTCGAGTGCGCACACACGATCGTCGATTGCATCAATGCCGCCCTCTATGTTGTTCAGCCTATTTCGATTAATTGCGGTCTTTTCGCTTGGAAGGTTCTCCCAATATTCGCGGCTATAGATTTTCTGATATGCCATCTAATCACTTCCTTTCTAATGCGGATAGTCTGCGTTCAAAATCGTTACACCTGTTCTGCAGTTTCTGTATCATGGCAGTGTTAAGCGCAATAAACTCTTGATAGCACAATGTATACATATCATTTGCGCCACCATTCTGCTCTAAGAATTTTTCCCATTCCTCATTAGATTCAAAATCTTTTTCGGAGAATACCGCATGTTCCAGTCCGTAAAACTCATTTTCAGATATGTCACAATCCGTCATTGCCTGTTCGACATCCTGTGCAACAAATCCAATGTGCATTTTCTCATCATTTTCTATGAGCCGATATTCCATAGGTTGCAACAACTCGAAAAATCTTTCAAACCGATCATCCTCTAACAGCTTTCGAAAATCTTTTTTCTTTCTACGATCAGATGTTGTTTTCCAACCGCCGGAAGAATACCCTCCGGCAAATGGATTGGGGTTAGTTCCACAGTACACAGAACTAGAACTTGGGATTAAATTTCCGTTATCTGAAATTCGTACATAATCGGATAGTCCAATACCTTGCAAATAATGCGCGGTTGATGCCATTATACACTGCCTTGCACTTTCTGCAGTTGTTGCTGAATCTGCTGTTGTTGCATGATCTGCCGTACTCGCATGATCTCCTATGGCTACTCCATCTTGATCTGTTACAGAGTTTAGGTCAATGCGTATGTTTTGCAGCATTGGCCTTCCTCTTGCATCGAGTCCAATAATTACAATGTCATCACCAAGCGAGGTTGCAATAAAATTCAACGAATCAATAATTGACACTCGTCCATTCCCGTCAAGCTGGAAGTTATTACTTTCAATTATGAGCCTGTTTCCACGAAGCATAATCTGGTCAGCGCTTGCATTGATCATCGAAATAACTTGATCGTTCTCATCTCTGCCTAACTTTAATTCCAAGGACGCATCCAATTCGCCTTCTGCTTTTTGTGCTCGATTGACTTCTGCGGAAATGCTCTTTGCGGTCTGCTCAAACTTAGAGTTTGTCTGTTCTTCTAAATCCTCATATGTGGATTGAAGATGGTCTGCGTTCCTCTCTAGCTTTCCGGTACGTCTTTCCACGCTTTCAATCGTGTCTCTGATAGAATTAACCTTTGCAGAGTGTGTCTGCGTACCCTGTGCCAAGATTGAATCTCTCTTGCTTTGTACTCCGGTTAGGGTGCGCTGCAACAGATACGTTTCAACAATTTCTCTTGTGGTATTGAACCGGATTGGTTCCCCAAGTGTCAAGCATGGATTTCCGACACAAGTGCAACTTTTAATCGGTGTGTATGCTGCCTGTGCCATAATAGGCAATAGATTATTTGCAATCTGTGCAAGTTCCGCTCCGGTCTTGTCTGATACAAGAAAGTTTCCTGTAATCGAATAGTTGTTTCCGGCAGTTCCAACAATGGCACCAGCATTGTCTTCGCTTGTCTTGATTTCAAGCTGTGTGATTGCCTTGCTTTGGAAGTCCTCGTAATCAAACGTGATGTAGTGTCCGGTCATGGATTCTGTGTTTGCATCAGACGGAAATAAATTGTCAGACGGAAATAAATCTTCTGCCGGATAAAGTGCGCTTGTGATTGCTTTCAGAAAGACATACTCAAACTTGCCCTCTCGGTTGATATTTCCAAAGCATCCGTTAATCTCACAGATTGCCGTTACAACGGTTTTCCCACTGATAGCAGACTCTTCTGTGACCGCACTTGAATCGTCCGTCTGTGTGGCTACAATCGTCTTATTGACCGTCATGGAATCATTGGCAAGGCTTGTTTCAACTTGCGCAATTCCAAGATGCGCAAAGAAGCTATCGCGGAACTGCTTAAGTGTCATTGGAAAGCTAAGTCCTGCATACCAAGACTTTACATCCGTATTGATAATGTCGTACATTGCGTCATATGCCGTAATCTGCCGTTTTGTTCGGTCAGCCGTAGGAACATCGGATGCAACCTTAAAAACTCCGTATGGCATCGGATTTTTGCTATCTCCGTCAACCGTTTCTTCGATAGAGATTGTCTTTCCGATAATGTTTCCTGCGGTGTTTCGTGCTGTGAATTTTACACAATTCGCTTCGCACGCTCCAAATTTTAATTCAGACTCCGAGCAAAGACTTTCTTCAAGCGCAAACGTACCGATTTCAAGCATCGAATTGTCTATTTTCTGATTCGTTCCAACAACAGATATGACCATTTGTTTATCTGTTGCTGAATCCCAATACTTTTCTTTCAAACTGCTATTTATCATATACACCACCTACAAACGAAAATTTGATTGCGTCGTATTTTATCTTCCCATGTGCCACAGAATAGAACGTAGGCTGAATATCAGCGATATATCCGTACTGTGTCACATATCCGCGTTTTTCCGGCACGTATGCCGTAATATAGCCACCGCGCTCCTTTGCCTTGGTATAGTTCTTTTCAATATTCTTCCAAAAATCATCAAACTGCTTTTCGGTCAGCATGGCTTTGGTTTCAAACTCGACCTTTAAGGCTTTCAGTTCCACGGCATCACGATGCTCATATCCGTTTTCGTCAGTCCAAGGGTCTTTGTCCTGCATATTTACATAGGAACTAAACGTGTCCTGCTTTATTAAACTGTTCGGTATGGTATAATTGCCAAACTTTACTAAATATCCACCATATCCCATCGTTTACCTCCTAAAAATGGGTATAAAAATAGCACCTACCGTTTGGTAGATGCTATCTATTTGATTAAATTTTAAGCTACTACTGATTCCCATTCAGATTTCAGCTTTTCTACATCGTTTTCAAAAAGTTTGCAAGCGATTTCGTACAACTGCGGAATCATTCCCATTTCCCTGTCGATATAATCCATCTTGTTTCTTACTTTCGGTTTGAGCGTGCACCCTTCCATCCTTGATTTAAGGTTGCAGTGATATTTCCTTTCAAATTCTCCATAAAGCAACGAATAGCGTTCTTGATACTTTCCATCGGCACCGAAACGGACAATCTGCGTTATCCGCTGTCTCTTGGTTTCCAAATCAATATCATCAACAAGTCCGATAATAACATCTTCTTTATGGATGATTTCTTTCTGCTGCCTTTTAATGGTTTCGTTCTGCTCTCTAACAGTTTTTAATGTCTGTGAAAATATCAGCTTAGTGTTTTCATCTGCATATGGCAGGTAAGTGGAAATAAATAATTCATCATTATTTACATACCCACCTGTTTTACGAATTGTAGGAAGGACCTCGGATGTTACCCAACGTTTGAACTTATGAAGTTTTTCTTTTCTTTCGTTTATAAAGGCGTCGTTTTGTGACACACCCTTTGCTTTCTGTGGTTGCATTTGAAAAAGCAAGGAATACAAACCGCTTTCATTAACAATCGTCATTTTTTGTTTTCCACCGGGAGTATCAATTTGTGACACACCCCTATCAGAATCATCAATATTTGAAAGGCTTCTTCTGTAATTCGTATCTCCGAATACTTCGCATATATCCTTTCCAACAAACCATGGTTCATCATCGACCATGGTCATTCTTATCTGTCCGAATATCGGATTCTCAAATACCTCAATGCCGTTTTGAATCTTAAGCATAAGTTGTGATTTTTTTCATTCGTGTCTACCTCCATACATTTTTATCTGAATAAAAAAGAGGAAGCCACTTGTGAAATCACATTGGTTTCCTCTTTCGTACAGTATGGCGTTCAAGTAAGTAATCCGCATCTTCACGGATAAAGTTGTTTCCTTAGTAATAAGGATAGACTATTTTTGATTTTGTGTCAATCCGCTTTTGAATTAAAATAAGCCGTGTTTCCACGGCTTAAGTATCATTTATCTTTCAATTTTTACTGTAACCAAGTATATGTATATGCTTCATCAACATATATCTTATAGCTGCTCGGATAGATCGTATCGTAATTTGAATCGTACGGAAAACTAAACGAGAAATAATCTGTATCTCCATTCTTTTCACATTCTGCATAATGATAATCATATTTGATCAAGTTGCCAGATGCATCATACATTACGCAAGAAATTTTCACAAATGAAAAATCTTTTCCGGAATCGTTTGTAGCTTCAACCGTAACATTATCTGCTCCAATGTCCGATTGAACCATTATATTGCGAACATCACAAACAGCATTTGTTGCTTCATCAACACTCAACGACATTTTATAGTTATCATAAGAAACATCGTTATAATCAGAGTCGCTCGGTGCGTCAAAATAAAGAACACATTCCTTACCGGATTCAAAAGCTCTGTTACAATCACTTTTGCTATCCAGCATTTTACCGTTTTTGTAGTATACAAGTTTTGCGTCCAGATCAACATTTACCTTGTTGTTGTTTTTCAAGATAGCAACAACTCCATGACCACTATCTTGGTATTCAATTGAGATGTTTTTCTTTACCTTGTTCGCATTAAAGGAAGAAGTGACGGTAACTTTGCAAGAAAGCGTTTTCTTTGCAATTTTTGCTTTTACGTACGTCGTTCCTTCTCCAACCGCCAGAACCTTTCCAGACTTATTTACAGAAGCAACATATTTATTGCCACTACTCCATTTAGCAGTTTTCCTCATTCCGCTTATCTTTAATGTTGCGGATTCTCCAATTTTTAAATTAAGAGTCTTTCTGCTTAATTTGATAGTTGCCGCCTGTGCAACAATCTGTTTCCCATCTGCATTTTGGATTGGCATAGCCGAAATCAAAACGGCAAATGCCAACCCCATCGCTACTAATAATTTTTTTGTGCTTCTCATAATGACTCCTTTCTTGTGATATGATTTATTTAGAATTATATCACGTTCTATTATAGAAGTCACTAAAAAACATATACATTGTCTCCGGTTCGATTGTAATGTTCTCTACCATAATCCCTTGCAGCTTTTCCTATGTCGCTTGTAGTAATTCCGAAATTTTTCTGTAAAATAGCTTGCAATAACTGATTTTGCTGTCGCAATAAGGAAACCTCTTGCGCAGATGTTGAATTGATAGCATCTTTGATTCCAGTAATTTCTTGGCTTCCTGCGACCGCCGGCTTACCTCCGACCGTTCCCATAAGTTCCGGAAGCCCGTTTTCTCCAACTGTTGCTATGCTATATTTATCCATAAAACCGCCCGTTGCATAAGCCTTTACTTTAGGTAGGCTCACTTTTGGCACAAGATCGACTCCGCTCCACTTTACCTTTGCTACTTTAGCCGCCGCAGAAACAACACTGTTAAACCCTCTCAAAACGGTATTCACTCCACCGATCAATGAATTTATTGCTGTTTCAATTCTTGAAATTACGGTGTTCATTGCCCCGGCAACGCCACTTTTCACGCTATTCCATAATTTGCTGAATATTTCAGCTACACTTTCTTTCATCTTCGAGAAAGCATTTTTTATCGGGGTGGTTACATGTTCTTTAAACCAACTAGAAACACTGTTCCACGCCCCGGTTACCGCTGTCTTTGCCGAGCTAAAAGCTTTCTGAATAGATTCTTTTGCTGAGCTAAAAGCATTCTTGATAGGTGTTGTAACATGCTCCTTAAACCAACCGGAAACCACCGCCCATACCGATTTTACAGTTGTCCATAGAACCTTGAATGCAGTTGATACTGCCGATTTCAATAATTCAAAATTCTTCTTTATTGGCTCTATTACCTTTGATTTAAACCAATCAGAAACAACAATCCATACAGCCTTGACAATGATCCACAATCCTTCAAAGATTTGACCAACTCTTTTCGAAAATCCTTGGAAAAATGAAACAATAGGAGTTATAACATTAGTATTGAACCATCCAGAAACTGTTTTCCATACACCGGATATATCTTTCCATAAAGAAGAGAAAAAACCGGAAACAGATTCCCATAATCCCTTAAAAAAACCGCTTATTGGCTTAATCACATTAGTATTAAACCAATCTCCTGCTTTTGAGAAAATTCCTTTTATTTCTTTCCAATGATCCTTGACTACTACAGCCGCCGTTGCAACACCGGCTACTATTCCTGCGGTAATCGCTGCAGGTGCTGCCGCTACCCCTAAAATAACCGCTCCGACTGCCGTAATCGTAACTCCGACAAGCATAAGTGCTTCATTAAGCCAACTGAATCCGTTCTTTAACATGGTCACAAAGTTTGATATTGCAGTAAATGCGCCAATCGCAACAGAGCCAATCCCGGTTATAGCTTTTGCTACCGGGCTGATAAAAGAAAGTGCGCTCTCTGCCGCACCGCTACCGAATAAAGCTTTGACACCAGCTGAAACAGTTGTTCCAAGTGTAGCAAACGCCCCACCTATTTTTTTTGACAAAGCGGTAGACAATACTGCCGAGATTCCCTCATTTGCCGCAATTTCAACGCCAAGCCTTGATGCAAGTGAACCAGCTATTGCTTTTGAAATGGAAGTTCCGATTATATCAAGTGCGGTTTTTGCAAGATGCAATCCAAGGATTTTTTTGATTGTCAACGCACCGATGATAATTCCAACCGTCTTTACGTCTAAGTTGCTTAAAAACTCCTTTGCTCCGTTCCAAACATCCTTCCAGGAAATTTTACTTAATGCCGTCGTAACTGTATCAAACGCGCCCTGCGCCCACGAATTAAGCGTTTTAGCCAATAATGCAAAGTCAAAGTTTTGGAAAAACTTGTTTATTCCGTCTGCGATTGAATTTCCAAATTGCTTCCAATTAAATGTCGTTCCAAACGAATCCAATCCATGAAGCACCGTGTTTAATGAATTTGCGATCAGTTTTCCGGTTTCTCCGAAAAGCGTTGTTCCTTTTTGCCCTTTAAATAGTCCGTTAAGGAATTTGGCTAATCCCCTTCCAAAACCTTCAGCTTTTGCATACACTTTTTTCCATTTAATTTTTTTCATTGCGTTAATTAACGCACCGGAAATAGACTCTCCCAACTGTTCAAGGTCTTTGATTTTGCTTTTGAATTTCTTAAAGATGGTGTCCGTCTGAACTAATCCACCATCAGCACCGGTGCCGCCACCAGCACCTGAACCAGATCCAGAATCAGAACCTTTATTCCCGGAACCGGAAGTATTATCTTTACTTTGTTTTGAAATAACCTTTAATTCATCAAATGCACGAGTTGCCTGTTGGATTTCCTTTTTTGCTTTCTTGGCATTTTTTGCGATACCACCCGTGTTTTTCCCTGCGTTTCCTGCGGCATTGCTTAAATCGTCCATGCCGTCAGATGCGCTTCCAATATCATCAGCAAGACCGCTGATTCCTGCCCCTTTGCTTGCTTCATACTTCCATCCGAAGATAGAACCTAAAGCATTTGTTACCATCTCTGCAAAAGAAATCACCTTCTGCAAAACTGCATTAAGCACCTTGATAAATGGCTTAAATGCATTGATTAAACCACCACCAACAACCGCTCCAAGTGCTTTGAAGTTCTCTTTAAGCATGGTTATCTGGTTATGCCACGTATCTGCTGTACGTGCGAAATCTCCGGTAATATTGGTTGTATGCGCAAGCACATACTGATAACGCAACATGGCTTTTTCAGCCTGCGTCATTGAGGAAATGTTTGCATCAAGCCCTTGCTTTAACGCCCATTCCTTCAATGTTGCCTGTGTCAAGTCGATACCATAACGCCGCATAGGTGCCGTAGTACCGGAAAATACAGATTGCAGACTCTTGGCAACATCTTCTTGACTCACATCATAGAATGAAGCCATATCTCCGGTTAATTCTGTCAATCTGATAGACATATCTGCCATTTTTCTCTGTGGAATATCAAGGGCAGTTCCCATTGCTTGGAAACGGCTTGCAAACTGTTTCGCGGACAATTCAGACATACCAAATTTTTCAATTGATGTTTTTGCGAAATTGTTAATTAGGCTTTCATACTGCCCGAATGTCTGCCTTACAACGTTCTCAACCTCTGTCAGTGAGGATGATATGTCAATGGCGTCTCCAAGTAGCCTAAATCCGCGAAATAAAGCCCAATACGTTGCATACACTTTTCCGATTGCAGACGCAAGGGAAAACGACTTCTTTGCTACAACGGATGCACTTGAACTAAATCCGCTAAATGAGCTTGTGATGCTTTTTGCCGCTGTTCCTGCCGCTCCACCGGTACGCGATAATTTTGCCAATGCGTTTGTCATGTCAATAATATTCCGGCTTACGCTAGGGGCTTTCGACAATTCGGACATAAGCTGTCTCATTGCCGTAGCAAGTTTCGGGATATTTTCAATTGCCTTTGTTGAGCTTGTATAGCCAAGCTGTTTGATTGCAGATGCAAGTTCGGTCAGACCCTTAACAGATGCTGACATTCCAGAAATCCCTTTTAATGCATTGGAAATCTGACGCATAGAACCAGCCGCAGCATTAATCTGTTTGCTGTTGATGGAGCCTAATTTGTTTGCATTTCTTGCAACCGCAGAAAAAGTCCGGGTGTCAATTCCACGCATTGCCGTCATTGCCCCTGCAAGTCGGTTTACCCCTGTGGAAAGACTATTCAGATTTCCGGTACTAAGTCCAGAAAGCGTGGAAGATAATCGCCCAAGTCTTGTCACAAGCGCATCTATCTGACCGCTTGCCTGTTGTGCCTGCGCTTGGATTTTTATTTCAAGAGACTCTAATTCCATTTATCCACCAACTTTCTACATAAGAAAAAGACGGTAAGATTTGACCCTTACCGCCCTTGAATTACTTTTTCAGTTTTCCCTTTTTCAGAAGAGAAAGCATCTTTGAATTTTCCTCTGATGTAAACTTGAAATTGGAAAATCCGTTCTTTTTTGCGATTTCCGCGCGATGTTCTTTCAACACATCATCTTCCCCAACCGCTTTTAATGCTTCAACGATTGAGCTTGAGTTTCCCTTATATTTCGGATAATACTTGGCTTTGCTTTTCTTCGCGCCGCCTACAACAATCACTGTATGACCTTTTGTGCGTGTCACAAGAATATCTCCGTTGTAAAGCGCGTCTCCCTGCTTATAAGAGCCTACATCTTTAAATAAGCCGGATTTCAAAATCACTGACCGCTCATTGGATGTATTAAAGTCCCCAATATCCTTGCCGGATGCATAAATAATACAGGCACGTACAAGAGAAGAACAATCACATTCCGTCTTGACCTTTGTGTTAATGCCATGTTTAATGACTCCGTAGCGTTCCGATTGGTCATAGCCGATATTTTTGTTGTCAGATGCAATCTGCATAGCTTCGGCTAACTTCTCCGCAACCCTATCGTCCTTCGCCCTTAGCACGTACCATCCCTTAGAATGGTTGTAAAACTTCTGCGTAGACACTTCCTGTCCGGTCTGGTCTCCGGCTTTTCCACCAGAATAGCAGTTTCCGTGTTCATCGTGCCTAGCACTTCCGATAATTACTGCCATAGCAATACCTCTTTTCTTAAACTATCTTTGGCTTTGGTAAATGTGATTTCCTTGATTCAGCCGCCCATGCTTCTTCTGCCTTAAGCATTTCTCGCATCTCTGCATCGGGATCGTCCGTATTATGCTTTTCGATGGAATCATAGCAAGTTTCTTTCACGTACTTACTATTACCCTTACCGAATGTCGCGTCTATTGCTGTCACAAGTGCTGACGTTGCATATCTGCCAAACCACATATACATTTCCATGTCGCGTTGCTTCCATTCTGCCTTGTATGCATCCACATAAGGCTTAAGCAACTCTGGATTCATCATATCTATATCATCAACGGAAAATCCGTAGCCTTTCGTTACCACAAGGTAAAACGGACGGATTTCCGCAACGTAATATTCCCATGTTAATTCTTGGCTTTCGCTTTGGATGGGGTCTTTTTCTTCTCCTGTTCCTGCTCCTGCGCTCTCTCCAACGACTCCATCATCTGCGCTAAAAAACCGTTTGTCATCATTTCCTTCTGCATATCAGCAAATAAATCCATGCAGTTAATCTCGTTTGTGTCAATCGCGTCATAGAGAATGTTAGACACCTTCTCAAGCTGCTCATCGTAGCCTTCGTTTGTTTTGTAATCATATCCAAATTCTTCATTATGATGCATCTGTAAGCCTACAAGAAGTGTTTTAGGAAGTGTTTCAAGAAGAATATCTTCCATAGAAGAAATATCTTCCATGTCCTGCGTCTTCATAATATCCTGTAGGATATGTGCTTTTAATGATGGTCTTGTTGCAAACTGAATTGTATATTCTTTTCCACCTAATTTAACTTTCATGTTTTACCTTGCCTTTCTGCCCTATATTGGCAAGGGGCAGTGTTGCCACCGCCCCATTGTTGCTTATCTTATTGCTTCAAGTTCTGCTATCGACCGTTCATCCTCGCCTATCGGTGCGGTCGATTGCTCGTCCGATAGGCTTTTTACCCCACCACTGTTACAGTGAATGTTCCATCGTTGTTATCAACGACAGTCAGCTTATCTGTAACAAGCTCTGATGCCGTGCTTGGAATAACTGTTACCGTCATTTCAAGGATTTCATCGTTTCCACCTACATCGTTAGGTGTGGCTGTTGCAGTTCCTACATATGCGTACTTCGCTACACCGCCGATACCGTCCGTTCCGTACAGATGGATAATATCAAGTTTTTTATCTCCATATCCATCCACCTTTGAAAGATATTCTTTTTCAAGGTTTCCTGTGATTTCTCTTGAATCAGAAGTCTTAATTCCTTTTTCAAAAGTCTGCTGGTCATCTTCCATTGTGGTTGACTCAACAGTGTTTGGCGGTGATGCAGGGCTTGGAACTGACTTAGCTGCGACCAAAAGATTGTATGTTCCTGCAAAGTCAGCCTGTTTGTCCGTGTGCTCTTTTACAATGACACGCGTTTTATAACTTGTTGATGCCATATTTTCTACTTCCTTTCTGCTTATAGCTGATCTAAATGCTCAACGTTTCCAATTACGCGAGTTGCGCGGAATGTAACCGTTCGCACTTGCTTGGAAATTGTTGTGATTACATTTGATACCTCAAACATTTGTTGCTTAAAAAAAGACACCGCATATGCTGCGATGTCCTTAGTTGCTTTTCTTGAACCTTTGTTTGTAATTGTAATCTGAAATGTTGGGCGAATTGCGTTGATTGTCTTTGCTTCATTAGTCCTTCCGGCTTCTGTGCCACCGATTTGTCTGATTAAAAGTGTCGGGAATGTTGCGGTGCCGCCCGATTCTTCATCTTGCGTCACTTTAATTCCTTTTACATTGCTTTCCATGTACGATTTCAAAAGGGAACATAAGGTATCTTCAAAATCAAGTGCCCAACTATTTAACTCATTTTCCACCGAATACCTCCCTTGCAATCTTTACATACTGTTGAATAATCTGTTGTTCCGCATTATACATAGGCATTGTGGCTTTGATACCGTGGGTATAACGCCATGTTTCGGTCTTATCATCCCAATAGTACCAACCATCTTCAAAAGCGTGTATTTGCCCAGGATAAGTGCCGACACCGAATCCAAGTTCCGGTGCTTTGGGGTTCTCTGCGGAATTATAAAAAATACCGGCTCCAAACTCTACCGCCAACAAAGTATAGAATGGTTCTCTATCTTCTGCCGTTACCGTTTTTCCGGTCGCAATGAGAATCGCATTTGAAGTCATTAACTGTGGTGCTTTATCCACCCTTACCGTTATCGTGTTTCCTAATGGGGATTCCGATATGTGTTGTATTGCCGCTGTCTGACCTATCTGTGCAAGCCTAGAAACAAGTAAATCGCATTTAGCCTGTAAACTATCGCGGTACTTTTCTAATTCCTTTATGGCGGCTTGTATGGACTTAGTGGATAGTGTCATTGAAATAGGTTTCTTTTTCATGCAATCACCTACTTAATATTCTTCCGAAGAAGAAACAAATCCGTTGTCAGTCCTTCATCAGCAACGCCTTTTACGATGTAATCTGCGGTTTCTGAATCCACAAGTCCATCATCAGTGCGTTTGACTTCCGAACGTTTCCACACCACATCACCGGCTTTCAGTGGCAAATATCCTTTATCCGTGACAAGCTGACAGTATGATGTACTATCATCAATTCCGAATTCTTTCACAAGGGCTTCTGACAACTTATTGCTGATATTGGCTTTGAATGTCGTAGGTTCTGAAAACCCTTCAACTTCCTCGCCTTTTGGAATCTTGTTGCCTTCGGAATCTAAATAAGGTACAAAGTTCCCATCGGAATCCTTGTACCCTTCATAGACAATATCTCCATTTTCGTCAGTTTGTGGGATGAATACCCTCTGACCGGATTGCGAATATTTCATTTCCTGCTTGTTAATGTCAAGCATTGGTGTTTTCCTCTGGGATTCCGGCAACACTTGTCAGAAGCGATAACACCCCGGCAAGTACTGATGCAGAAAGAACATATTTCCAATCCACCGCACCCATAAATGCCGCCGTTCCAATTCCAGCAACCGCCGCCTGTGCAACAGTCTTGATTGCTCTGATTCCGGCTTTCTTAGTCCAATCCTTCCAATTCCTCATTGCTTTTATCTCCTTTCCCTATATGAATCTCTTCAATCTCATGTTTCATTTTTGTAACCATTCCATTTCCACCTAACGCATGGTACGCATCATACATCTCACAGAAGTTCTGATAGGCATATGACGGTATTTCTCCGATTCTGGTGTACTTTGCATGGTATTCAATAAGTTGGACGCGCAAAAGGAGCATTGTTCCTTTGCTGTTCGCATCCCTACTTTTCTTTTGTTGCTTAAGAAGCCAAACTATATACCCAAGCACTATCGGAAGTGCCACAAGATAAGTTTGAATCAAAATACTTTTCATTTGAATCTCCTTTTGACGCACTGCCCACCACCGCTTAATGTGCGCCGCCTGCAACCATAATGGTCACGCTCAATCTTCTTTAATTACATTGCTTTTACAAACGGAAACACTCCAACAAAAAGGCTTTCACGGTCTTTCCATGTACGGCTCACACCGTTTTCGGAGAAACTTGCCATGTATGCTTCTCCTGCCTGTGACCGGTCGTACACTGCCAAATTGACCATAATGTTTTCATAGTTCTTAACATCACTGTCAATCTGGTCTTGCGTGTATGTGTCCGGATAGTTCCGTCTGCTGATAATCTCTTTTCTTGCCTGCTCTAAAAGCTGTTCAATCAAAGGGTTACACTCTTTTTCATCAAACACAACTTTATCGGACTTCTCTCCGGTCGCTTCGTCCTCTACCTCTTCTATATGAAATTGTTTTAAACGAATCTTTACCTGTTCGACAAGCGTGTATGACATAAGCGATCTCCTCCTACAACTTTACACCTTCCATAACTGCTCTTGCTTCAAGGACTGCAATATAGTCAGTCATTGCCTTAATCTGCATATTGTAAGTGCTTCTAGGACATGTAGGTTCAAAATCAAGTTTTCCAGAATCCCACTTTTCAAGCATAGCCTTTAATTTCTGATAGCGGAATAACAACCTGCTGATATTCCGCTCTAAAACGTTCCTTATAATCGGAACTATTCATCATTTCAACTGTATCTTTTAATTCCATGAAACTAACCTCCTACAGATTAAATTTTGCAATCAGAATTTCTTTCAGTTCCGCACCGCTTGTCGCTTGTGCGTTTTCAATCCCCTGCTCTGTGGCAAGTTTTTGCAAGTCTGCGGTACTCATTCTGTTGATTTCGGTCTTTGTATAAGTGATAGGGTTTTCAGGTGGATTCATAAAATCAGAAGGTACCTGAGATTTTTCATCCGGTACTTCCTCTCCTGGCATATACCACTTGCCCTTATATTTTGTTTTGCACTCGTAAACCAAAGGATCACCTCCTAATAGCACTTAATGACATAGGTGCTATCCATTCTCTCATAAGACGGAAGTACGATTTCGGAAACCGTTGTCTTAGTCTGTACAGGATCTTCCGATACAGAAATTGCAACAGCAACGCCTGTGTTTACGATAGAAACATCTGCTGTAGGCTTTCCGATAAGTGTACGCTCTTCCGGTGTCGTACCGTACCAAGTATTTCCAAGTGCTCCGCTTGGGATAAGCGTTGCAAATCCGTCCGGGTAAAACTTAGATGCCGTACCAGCTTCATTCTTGTACTGCTTAGAGTAAACAATAATGCTGATTCCGAGTTCGTTGGAGAATACCTCTTTAACACGGTTGTCGTTCATAAAGATGTTTGCCGTGGCATTCTGCGCAAGAATGGCGGAACGAATCTTCTTATTTTGCTTAAGATGATCCATAGTCTTACGAGAAACAATCATAATAGAAGGTCTCTCTCCTGTTTCTGCTTCGACTGCATCAAGGGCAACAGAAACATCGTCAAGCGGATCAGAATTTTCGTGATCATCCCACTTATCTGTTGCAGTCTCAAGATTTGCAAAGTTGTGGGTCTTGTATGTGTTGCTCGGATCGTAGTTATAAGCGTAAGTTACGCCGTTTGCCTGAATGGAAATCTTTGGAGATCCATCGGACGGTGCGAGTAACTGCATAATCATGCGCTCTGGGACAACGTTTGCTCCATCGATCAGAGTATTTGCATCATCAAAGATTCTGCTTAATACATCTGCTGCATATGGATCAGAGCTATCCTGTGCTCGCATGATTTCCTGCTCGTCAGCTTCCTTAATGAGCATAGACTCACGGAAGAAAGCCATCTCTGTTTCTGTGAGTTTGAATCCCTCACGGCTTCTTAATGTTGACACTGCATCAAAATTTGATGGTGCAAGAGAAACCGGAAGCCCCTTGGAGGTCTTAATCCATTTCAGATCAAGTCCCATTTTCTTCTTAGCCGGAAATAATCCCGAACCAAGATACGCAATTTTATTGCTTGCTACCTCTGTGTTTACAAGCGCGATTGCTTTTGCGCTATACGCATCTCTAATGTTCATTCTGTATTACCTCCTATTCAAATACGATTAACGGAAGGGCTGTCTTAACCGCCTCTGCGACAGCTTCTCCTGTGCTTGTCTGAATGTTTGCAGAATTTACAACTCCAAACGCTCTAAGGATTGTTCCGTTAGGGTTCTCATCCTTATAAACATCTGTAAGTAAAATTCCGATTGGCTTTGTTTCTTTATCAACTTTGCCATCTGCGGCGATTGGGCTTCCTGCCTTGCACACGCCTTCTGTGAATGCGGTATCATCAAGTTTGATTTCCTCGAACAGTTCTCCGCCTAATTTTCTTTTCAGAATTTCAAGCTGAGTTGTTACGCTTTTTTCAGTAAACTTCATCTTTAAAACCTCCTTACGATAAATAACTGTCTACTACCGACTTAGCCGTCTGATTCGTTTCAGCTAAAGTCTTTCCGATCGACTCTGCGGCTTTTTCCGCTTCTGTCTTTTTGTTGTCTTTATTTCCGCCAGCCGTGCCACCGCCCGGATTCGTACTGCCTTTTGCAATCTCCTGCTCCTTGGCTTGCGCTGCCGCGGTCTCTTTTTCAGAGATAATCTTTCCAAGAACGTCATAATCAAAACTGCCATCGTCTTTTACAATCTGTGCTGCCTGTTCTGCGGTAACATTAAATTTAGATGCAGCATTGGCTCTCTGCGTGGCTATTGCCTGCGCTTTTTCAAGTTCCGCGATTCTCGCATTGGCTTTTTCGAGGTTCTTATTTGCCTGCTCGACTTCCGTGAGCTTTCCCTGTTCGATATCATCGAGCTGCTTCTGCAACTCTTCAGCTTTGTCAGCCTTTGTCTTGTACTCGTCAACCTTTGCTTTGGCTCTCTGTACGGAACTTCCGTAATCTGCCATGATCTTGTCTGCGTTTTCCTCGCTTAATCCCATAGCAATCAGATCTTCTCTCTTCATTCATTACCTCCGATATGTCATACGAATTTTTATACGGTGCAACGACACCGAACGACATTGTTGATTTTTACGCTCACAACTTTGCGAATTTTTATAAAATAAAAACAGCCACCAATTACTCGGTGACCGTTTTATCTTTGTTTGTCTGGCTCTGTGTGCCATCTGTATTCATTTTATTTATCAATTCTTGTGCTTTCTGTTCCTGTGCTTCTACATCATCAATGGTTTTCCATAGATTATCTAAGTATGGCTTTGACAACAGGAATGTCTTTTCTGCATCTCCCCAAAGTCCGACAGATTTAATTGCCACAAGCGGATGAATACCAGCTTGTAAGAGTTGATATAGTGTCTGTGACTTGGTGTACATATTATCTTGTGGGCTATGGTTAATCTGCACATCAAAGTCGCGCAAACTCAATCCCAAATCGTGATCTTGTATACGAATCACGTTCAGAACAACTTTTGCAAGTCTTTTTTCAGCCGACTTTACAATTGGGTCTTTCAGTTTGGCTCTCGACTTTGAGAAGTCCCATCCGTTTCTAAGTTCAACCGCTCCCTGTGTATCTCCACCAGAATTATTGTTGTTCTTATTTGGTATGGCAAGAATGGACTGTGCATTATCCCACAAATCATCCTTTGCAACTTGGCACTCTGTTTGATTCAGCTCCTGCGTCATAATGTCAACATCTGATTTATTATCTTTGTTGATAGACTTAACTGTAAGGGCGTGACTCATTTTCATTTTTTCAAATGTTTCTTCATCAACCTCGCAATTAATAAATTTAACCCAATACTCGACAAATTGCTGTACAGAGTCCATTCGGTTTGACTGCATTGTATTGATTGCATCCAATAGTCCGATCACAAGCTCAATATCAGAAATGCGCTCATGGTTGTTCGGAAACTCAACAATCGGGATTCCACCAAAGCCATGCAGTTTCCAATCTCGAACCTCTCCATTTACAATCTTGCATTCGTATGAATCCGTGTAGCAGAGTTTATACATCTGTCCATCGGCGTCCTTAAGCTCTTGGATTGCTAAAAGTGGTTCTTCTGTGGAACGACTATAGATAACAAAAGTGTTCATTGGTGTTGGTGCAACAATTCTAAATGGTATATCTCCATTTTTTGTAATCTGTACCGCCTTAAATGACGTTCCGGTTGCTGATTGCCACTCCCCTGCCTTAATGTCCTTTTCCTGCTTATTAGCATCTGTCAGATAATCGTTAAATTCATCAACCGCATTGTTTATACGGTCATCGTCTTTCCTACTGATAAGCTGAATTGGCTCACCGTAAGTCTGACCAACCTTGAATTGAACAATCTCATAGGCATGGTTTTCAGACACCTTATTGGTTATATCCGCATTTTGTATCTTTGTTCGGTACAATACCGGCTGATCGCCCTTGTAGTAGTGCCACAGATACCGGATAATCGTCTTGTTGAAATAGAATGCACCAATGCAGTTTCCAACAACCTTCACGATGTTGTCTGCCGTAATCTGTTCAACGTCAGCATATGCAATTTTTCTTCCATATCTGCCTTTTACAAGGTCGTGAAAATACTGTGTGTTCATATAAATAAAACTCCGCTACTGCAAGCACGCTCCGGTATTGGCTTTGTTTCAACTTTTCCTGTTGCCACGCGATAAATTACAAGATGATTGCATTTTTTACATTTGCATGGATGATCTATCGTAGATCTCCCATCATAATGTCCGGCAATTCTTCCGCAATCCGGGCAATATATAGTTACTTTTTTCATAGAAGTCTCTTTCTTGTAAATAAAAAACACCGCCATTTCTGACAGTGCCTTTTACGGGTTATATACTTTTGGGGGTTGTAGGAATTTGTTTTTTCTACTCTTTTAGTATACCATGCAAGTTTTTGGAAATGTTGTGAAAGAGTGTGAACTATTGTGCACTTTTATGCACTCTTTCCAAGATAAATCCCGCCGAATTTCTTCTCAAACTCCCGAATAGCCTTCTTTCGGAGGTTCATGATATTTCTGTAGGAATATCCCATTTCTACAGAAATTAAATTCCAGTCCTTATTATCAACATAGTGCGCATACAGGACAATATACACATCTGTATTTTCCATACTGTCAATCTGCCCGATAATAACCCGGCGTTTATCCACGAATTCGCACACAAGTTCTTTTATCTCGTTCTGCAGGTCTGCAATTTTAGCAACAGCACTTCCCATTTTGTCCGGATCGCCGGAAGACTGCACATCAACCTCTTTGGGAGATACGGAAATGGAAGTTGCCATATTGGAAAGTTTTTGAATTTCAGACATTTTGTTTTTGATAACATGATCACATCTATTTATTTGTGAAAGATATTTGTCCGTTGTCATATCCTAATACCTCCTAAATGGGTTTACTGCCGCTTCTACCTTTGCTGTATTGTTTGGGTTATCTATAAACATTTCAAGCTGAGTTAAACCGTCTGCTGCATCGTCGTGTTCATTACCGCCAATACTTACAAACATAGAGAGTTCATCCATAGCCGCTTGATATTCGTCATTTCTATAATATCTTGTTACTCCAAGATCTGAATCTTTCTTCATTTGTTCCTGCGTCGGTCGGTGCATATCAAGAAATATGAATTTTCTCTTAACATCACCGGAATATGCTATGATCTTCGATAACTTCTCAACCTTATTTGGTGCTTTTCTACTTGTACATGAGCATTTATAGTCCTGTTCCTGCAGCTTTTCATCTACATATTGGCAATACAGATCTCCTCCGGTATTGCCCTCAAATCTTGTCTGCCGAATCTCATTCCCGATAATTCGTCCGACAACAAGAGGGATTGTTACCTCTTTCGGGCCTTTGTTGAATACCCAATCGTAAATATAAACATCACCGTTTTCATATTCTGCCCCAATCGGCATTGACAAGCTATCGCCGCCGCCCCAGGCAACATCCACAACTCCGATGCGCCGGAAATCTCCATCCGGCAGGATTCCGTTAAATAGTCTCAAATCCGTATAAAGTAATCCCTCGCGGACATATGGTTGTTGCATAAACTTAGCCATCCATTCGGCATTATCAAGCTTATCTCGCATATCCCGATAGTATTCCGTGGAAAATCCGTTTATTTCATATGCGAAATTGCTTTCGTCATTTTCATTAAGTGCCGGAATCTTACGGAATCGGTATTGCGGATCATGCTCATATTGCTTTCTCATGCGCTCCAATGGATCTAAAACATTCCAAAGAGTACCAACCATCAATTCCCTTGCACCGTCATTTTTACGGTCAACCATCTTGTTTAGGTACTCTTGGTATGTGTTTTCCATTCGAGTAGGACTTAATGAATGTTCACGATCACGAACCAAGTCATCGACATATAAATATCCGTCTTTTGAAACATCGACCGCTCCTGTCCATGTTCCATCAATACCACGGCACGTTACGGTTGCGAATCTGTCCGGATCTCCAAGCGTGATCGTAAATTCGTCCGCGCTCTTGTCTGTCGGAAGTGTTGCGTTTGCATATTCCGGATGCCAATAAGCAAAAAGTTCCGCAAATGTATATTCTTCCGTGGTAAAAAGATTCATCAGTTCTTTGTAAAATCCTTTTGCCAAAATACCGGAGTGACCACCCATAGCACTATGGCTGTTCGGTCTGCGCAAAGCCACCCACGCAAGGAAGAAAATACAGATAGTCGATTTACCGACACGCGATGGCATTGACAATCCGTAAAATTTAATCTTCCGGTTTTCCAAATCTTCAAGATCTTGAGCGACTATATTCAGCGTCTTGCGGCGCGGATAATAAAACCGTTTACTCCAATTTCTTTTGCGCTCCATAAAGTAGATGAAGCTCTCGAAGCGATAAAAGCTCTCTAACCGCAAGACTTCATAGAACTGATCCACAAGTTTGTATCCGCCTTTAATGTCGTGATCCTGCGCATATCGTTCAAGTTCCCATATGCTACCGCCCGCGTTTTTCTGCGTATATTCGTTGATTAAAGCCTTTGTTCTTTCGGTTATAGTCAATCCGTAGTCAACATCTTTTTCCGTCCGAATCGCCACATTGCACGCTTTCAAAAGGGCATCTATTACTTGTTCATCAACGCCTTTTCTCTGTATGTAGTTTTCATATCCATTTACTGCATTGATTAACTGCTTTGAAGCCAAATAAAAAGCACCTCCGCAAAAGCAGAAGTGCCTTGACCTCTGCCTATAATTTTTCTAGGTTAGCGACTAACTCAATTTGTTAGCCGGTTGTCTTTTAATTGTAATATACCATTTTGTGGCACAATGGGCATTCACACTTGTAGTTATCGCCTTCCCTTTGATCTCCACAATATTCATATTCAGTCTTTTCCGCTTCAAAAACGGTTTTGCAATTCTTACACTCAAACTTTAAAGGTTTTCTTTCGTACCTAAGGCTGCCTTCTTTGATTATTTTCATTTCCATGCACCTTGAACCCTTTCTTCTTGTACTCCTCTACGGCTTCTTTAAGGCTCATATCGTCCTCATACTTTTCATTCAGCATAATCACCACATTACCTTTTTCAATGCCGTATATGTTGCAATTTGCAAGTTTCTTAGCCGTTCCAAGAATAGCTTTTGTCTGCTTTCGGCTCATTTCATAGGTTTGGGTTCCCATATTAACTATCATTTCTCATAAACTCCTCAAAATCTTCCATACATTTATAACACAAGTCGTATGTGGTATTTAAAATGCCATTCCTTGTAATGGAATTTCCACAAAGTATTCCTTTTTTAATTTCAGTACCACAACGATCACAAGTACACCATTCTTTTTGATGTTTCATATAAATCCCTCACTTATCACATTCGATTCCCGGAATGAATGTTCTTTTACCCATACAAGCATCTTCAAAAGTCGTAGTTTCTATTGAACATCCGCAACTAACCGGGT